AAAGTTAAAAGTCAAAAAAAAGAGTCACCCCCTTGCGAGGGTGACTCTTGTGATAATTCAACTCAGATAGGATTAGCTAAGTTCAACTGCCAAGCCAACAAGAGCGCGGTCATCGATACAAACGCGACCCTCTTCGACTTTGCCGTAGTAACCAATCTTATTCTGACGCACAGAAAACTGATCGTCAACAAGGACTGACAGATCACCAGTGTTGCCTTCATCAAGGACAACAGGGCGAATAAGTGCATCCCTAGAACGGTCAACTCCGATCATGATTTCGTCATCATTTGCCGCGAAGTTGGAAACAGGGTTTCCTTCGGCGGTGTTGATGGTGGCGAAAATCTTGTTGAAACGCTGGCTTTTGCCCAACTCAAGAATCTCCATAATGTTGATTCCGTAGAACTGTGGGAGTCCCGCAGCACTGTAGAGTTGATCACGAAGCTCTTCTGGAGCTACCTGACCGTCAGCAACAGTTCCACCCGCAGGGGCGTTACTGGTGTTGATTGGGTTATAAGCCATTGCACGAAGTTCCTGCACCATTTCTGGAGAAACCATAAGGTCGGTAATACCAGCCTTGCTTCCGCCAACAGGAGTTCCACCGACGAAAGAAGAGTTGATCCTCTTACTAAGAGTGATCAGCCTGTTCAGATCGTGCAGAACGAACCTATCGGTTGCAGTCGTCCTAATAACATGATTACCAGCCGCAGCAGAACCACCAGCACTTGAAATGCTGTCTGCCTTAACCAAGGCAGTTGCCAGCACGTTAAATGCAGTGCGCTCTTGCTTGAGCATGATTTCTTGGGCCATACGAGTGAAGGTCTTGCTAACAACGTCAAGGCGAGCCTTACGGACATACTTGCGATCAAACGCGAGTGCACTGTCAAGGGTGTAAGTGCCGAACTTGAGTTCGTTGTGAGCAGGGAATACCTGACTGTATGGAAGCCCACCAGCTACCTGCTGAGAATACACCTGAATGTAATCTTCATCAGTAATATCGTGGAAAAGGTCAAGGGGCAAAGAAGGATTATCATCCCACTGGTAAGTAAGGGTAGTAAACAGGTTACCGACAGTAGCGGCATTGTTGATTACCTCAGATACCACGGGGCCGATAAGTTCTGCAACCGCAGCTTGTGCCTCATAAGCTTCCTCACGATTATTGCTACCCATTGCTTGCACAAGGGCCAATTGATCTTCGGTTCTTTTGATTGTAATTTTCATTTTCTTAAAAGGTTAGCGAATTAGAGTTCAAGTTTAAGGATTGCATAAACACCAGCAAAAGCATCAGTGCTAGACTGAGACTCACGGAGGCCAGTTCCAATGAACTTTCCAATACCGTGAACGTCATGAATTGAATGCTTGTTGGCGGCAGGAACAATACCTGTCATCGTGCCATCAACCGAAGGAGTCGCAACCGAACCAATGGCTGGTGCTACTCCGCCAGCGAGAGCTTTTTCATTAACTGTAAATATGCCCCTAGTGGCGACAGGCACAGCCTCGCCAGAAGTTACACATTGAAGCTCTTCCTTCTTTTCGGGATAGTAGAGCATGTTTTCGCCGTTCTCATCCTTGTCTCGGACATCTCGCAGAAGAATTCCCAAGGGACGGTCTCCAGTGGTGGAGAGCTTAGTCACCTTATAAGGTACTTCTGGATACAGGGAAAGAGCATTTCCTTGTGTTGCATCCCAAGAGCTAGAATCAGTCCGTGTCTTATAATTGACAGGTGATTCATCAAGGTTAGCTACGCTAACCTTAACGACAGTACCCGCCGCGCCCGTAATCGTATCGAGAGAATAGAAGTTGATAACATCATTCTCGTCATATTGACGAAAGGGCAATAAACGTGTGATTTCGTTAGCCATAATTTAATAGATATATTTTTGTTTAATTTGTAACTTCAACTGAGAAGTTCTCCTTAAGTCTCTCGACAAAAGAAATTGGTGTGCTGGCTTCGGCATTGTTGTTGGGGACTTCTTCTGCGTCTCCATCTGCCTCTACCTCAAGCTCTTCTTCGCCGTCTCCGCCTTCTTCATCTCCCTCTTCGTCTCCCTCTTCTGTTTTGGCGACAGCTTCTTGAATTCTTGCCTTGATTTCAGCTTCTTGTGCCTCAATATTGGCCTTAAGCTTATGGGCAAAAACAATTTCGAGCTTTTCTTTGTAATCCTCGAAAGCTTTTTCTTCTAGTCCAAGCTCTTTGACTTCAGCGGTAACAAAACCCAGTTCTTTTTCTGTGAAATCATACTCAGAGTCAATGTTGTTCATGCGAGAATTGAAAATCTCAAGCTTTTCCTTTTCAGCGGCCTCGCTTTTAAGGGCTGTAAGCTCCTCTTTCACTTCTTTTAGTACTTCTTGGGCTTCGGCTAGGTCAGCTTCAAGCTTCGCCTTGGCCTCTGCTTCAAGAGCAATCTTGGATTTCCAAGATTGATTGTGCTCTGTTAATGCATCACGCATAATTTCACCAATAGTGCTTGCCTCGGAGTCTTTCTTCACGACTGAAGCAACACTCTCGGCCACCTTGGACATCAATTCGTTAAATTGTTCTTTTTCCATATTAAAAATCGTTTTAAATTTGCTTGAGTTTACATTAATATCGTCTTTTTGGGAAATTTTTACTATTTTTTTATCCCTATCTGAATCTTCTAATGTATAAACACCCTTGACTCTGGCAGCGGGATTTGTGGTCAAAGCCGCGCCAAGTGGAAATGTTGTTCCAACAATGAGTCTGTTGACAGGCACTCCATCTTCGTCAACTCCTTCTCCACCTAACCCTTTGATATATTTCTCCATTTCCTGTTTCTTTCCTGAAGAAACGATGGTGGAATCCTCTAGTTTGTTAGAGCCGTGAGCGATTTCATAATCCCTAAACGCAAGCTCCCAGCTTGCAGAAATGCTTTGGTAGTCATCTGCTTCGTCGTCTGAAGCTTCAGCAATTGCACCTGCCAACTGAGGATATATCTGCCTGTAGATTAAACCCGCCGCATTCATGTAGAATGGCTTTGTCTTATCGGCGTATGATTCGATATCGTTATTTTCAAAGTCAAACTCCTCTTCAGAAAAAGAGGCGTTAATGATGTGACCCACAATCTTGTCTTTTTTGTGTTCTATATTTATGGGTTTATTGATAAATCTTTTTACAGCGGCCACGGCTGTTTTAGAGTCAATGCCATCTCCGTTTTTGTTAAATTCGTTAACAACAGCTAAGTTAAAAACCACAGGAAGAACGTCAATATTTTGTGACGGGTCGAAATCCTCTGGTAGCAATGATTTTGCAGCTTTCTGAATAGAGCCTTGAGAAAGGCCAAAAGCATCAAACTCCTTTTCTTGAATCGCTTTGACTTTGCCTACGAACTGGCAAACATTATAATTCTCTATTTCCATAGTTTCTATTACACATGAATTTTAGTAGAATGATATAAAATTGCAGAAGACAGATCATCAAGTTGATGATTAGCTCCAATCTCTAATACTTCATTCTTTGTATTTAACTCTGTAATAGAATCTAAGTTTTCAATAACTTTTTCCAAAGCGGTATCCCAATCATCAGTTTCTTTAGCTAGAATGATTGACTCACAAACCTGAGTAACAAGCTTTCCTCTTTCTTCGTCAAGCTCCTCTAGCCCATACTTTAGCGCAAAGTCCCTAAATGCCCTGAGTTCAAATTCATCCACCCTTTTGGTCGCCTCAACTATATTCTTTTTAGAGAAGGCTTTAGAGTTTGAAACCCCAACAGGTCTACCTCCTGATGGTGCAATTGCATTCGGGGCATTTTCAGGTTGAGTTTTTTCTTCAGTTTTTTGAGGAGTTCCTTCTCCGTCATCATATAGATTGATTGTATTGACAAGTGGCATGTAGTGTCCCTTTTCCCTATCTTCTTTAAACTTGTCTTGCGCTGGAGACATCTGGTCTTCATCTGGAAATGATCCAGTATGTATAACCTTCATTCCCTGCTCTGGAGTCAAAACACCTAATTCCATTAAACGTATAGATAGTTTTGTGAGATTCTCGTCATCAAGAGTGTCATTTTTTACAAATTTAACTTCTGGCCAAGCTCTTAAGCCAGCGCCCTTGCAAACCCTTCTGATTTCTGGATTCAAAAACTCATTTAAGAAAAGATTGCGAGCTTCTTCTAACCTCTGGAAAAAAACCTTCATCTTAATTTTTCCGTCTGCATACTTTGAGTCACCAATCAAAATGTTTTGGAGACCCTCTTCGATGTCTTTATTTAACACATCGTATTTTTCGGGGCCGACAACCTTACGAATATCAGGAATAATAAAATCTGCTTTTGTTGTGTAGTCTGACACAAGAACCCGACCCACGCTCTGATTCCTAAAGATTTGCTGCATGGCGGCAAGGTTTTTGTGATTAACGCCTCCCTTGTCTGGGTCGTTACCCATCGTTACAAGCAAAACAACGTTTTCAATAGAACGGCTAATAGCCTGATCGATTTTCTTTAATTCAATCTTTTTATTCAAATCATCCAAAACTGCAAAGCCAGAAGGAATGGCCAATGGTTCGTAGTCTTGTTTTTTCGCGAAAATTACATGTAAAAATTTAGGGTCTAATGGTATTGTTATCCTTTCGGATGCACCAAGACTGTTAGACTTAATTCTAACTTGCACGGACTCAGGTAAGGAATTAAACAGTTCTATTTCATGGTCGGTTTGGGGATTTTTTAATCTGGCTACCTCAAAAGGAGTAAGCACTTTTAAATATTGATACTCGTTAAATGAGACGGAACCCTTGGCTGCAACATCGCTTGGATTAACGACCATGTATTTGATTGGTATTTGCTTGCGGGTAGAAGCGCCATATGCCTCAAGCACTTTCTGTGAGTTTTTTAGTGGAATCAGTCCATCCACACGATACAAGAAAACATTTCCAGAGCGATAAAACTCCCGAAAATATTGGGATTTTAGATCGTGCATCCTAATCCTTTTAAACCAAGCGTTAACAAACTTCCTTGATTTTTCAGTGCCTCCCTCTACATACACCTCTGAGTCAGCAAACTCGGACAATAAGTCAATAGTACTTCTAAAAGTTGGAATATTAAAATAAGCCTTTTGGCATAATTGAATAGCCTCCCTCGCGTCCACAGAGTCTTTTGAATATTCGTAAGGTAAAAGACCCTCTTCAATATTATTAAATCTCTTAGATACAGCATTGGTGGCTGCTCTATTCTCACGAGCACCCGTCCTATTTGTTGGGCGATCCAGCCTCGATGCTTGCGTGGACTGATAAAAACCCTCTCCAAGTAATTCTGGTTGGTATGATTGATCTTCAGCTTCGGTCAACTCAGATAACGATTTGGAGTTGTTCTTAAACTTATCCCAGTATTGTGAACGTTTGGTGTATTTGCGCGGCATATTGAAAGTTTACACTAAAGTTATAAAAGTAACTTTGAAACTTTTCAAATAGTGAATGGAACAAAAGTGTTTTCTATTTTCTTCTCTGGACTCGCCATTTCCGCATCAAAGAATACTTTTGCAAACCAATTCCCAAGAACCAATGCTGAGTAAGAGTCTTTTCTTGCCCTATGCGGCCCTTTTTGTCTTCTTAGGTTTTGTGGAAGGTTAAACGACTGAGAGCCTTGTGGATTAGCGATAACTTCAATATTCGCGCACTCAGCCTTAGTTAACTCGACAATAGTTTTTTGGTGGTCAATTAAATCAATCATCATCGCCCCCTTGGAGGATGCATTCATCTTCATATCCCATTTAAGTTTATCTACTGGTAGATTCTTTTTTCTTTGTTCGGTAAAATGAGCATCAACAGCCCTAGAAGCGAAAAGAATTCTTTTGTGGTCTATCGCCGCCTGAAGCATCTCGTTAGCGTTTCTAATCCAGTTTGAGGTTGGTTTACGCAGTATACAGTATTTTCTTTCCTTGACGTTATATTCGTTCTTAAACTGCATAATATCTGAATGCCAATTCTCAGGCTTTTCAAGGTCTATATCAAGCACACCAATATGTATCTTTTCCTGTTTAAACAGTTGACTCTCATTACAAGAGTTAATGAACTGGACACCTCCATTGTAGTCCCCGCACATCCCGACTATGTTGAAGTGCTGGATTAAATATAAGAAATATCTCATATGCTGTTTTAGAGAAACCCCTGCAATCGCATAGCTATGAACCAAACATATTTTTTGAGTCTCCCTATCGATTTTAAACACATGCATTGCAAAATGGTCAGCACTCGTATTACCCGCCCAGTTAGGGTCAAAGGAAAGCAGGTATTCATCACTAGGGTTACCTACGACTTCTACAGAAGGAAATTCTCCATCTGGTATTGTGCAAGCAGCCATCTTGGATAGCCTAAAGTATCCATCACTCTCGTCTATAAACTGTGCGCCAAATTCTCTAGTAAACTGCATTTCACTCATGGTGGCCTTCGCTTGTTTAAGCAGGTTCTGGTCATACAATTGCTGTGGGGCGCAGTCATAGCTTAGTTGCATAATTAGCCTATATGCGTCATCCACTAATTCGTCATCCTCTTCTCTTTCAAATCCGTATATAAGTTCTTCGTATTTTTTATAAAGTTTATACATGTATTCAAACTTAAAGGATGGAGATGACAAAATGATCAATTTGTTGTTAGACCACACATACCGATCCTCTTCCTTCATCTCGCC